GATGACGTTCCATCAAGATGTCCGTCAATGGCGTACGGCGCACGAGTTCAAAGAGCATTTAAAAGCGCATGACCCCGAGATAGCCAGCTGGGCGCGAGGGATTGTTGTTCATCATGCAGTTCGACCAACGCCGTCAACATGGGACGGTATCAACACTATGAACAACATGATTGAAGTGTTCAAGAAACGCGGTTGGGATAGTGGTCCACACTTGTTCATCGTTCAGGGAGCTCGCAACACTAAAAACAACGGTATCTGGCAAATGACACCGCTTAACATGCCGGGCACACACGCACGTCAATGCAATCCATCAACGTGGGGCATTGAGGTGGTCGGCGAGTATACTGATAAACCGTGGGACCCGGCTACGGCGCAAACGGTTTTGCTCGCCATGGCTGCGTTGTGCAGTTGGCGTAACTTGCCGATTACCGCTGACGCAATCAAAGGTCATCGAGATTGTAACAGCACCGAGTGTCCCGGTGAGTCAATCAAGATGCCAGCAGTACGAACAGCATTAGATGAATTGATGGCTAGCTATGCATACTGAGGTCATGCGATATCTTGATGATATCCGAGAGTATCATCAGTTTGAGGGACCCGTATTGGAAATTGGGTCAATCAACATCAACGGGTCAGCGCGCGAGGTGTTTGGGGAGTTGACACCGTATGTCGGCATAGACATTGTTCCCGGGCCGGGTGTTGACCACGTCGTAGATATCCGCGACGCAATCGACCCCGATACGCATTATTACCTGACACACAAGTTCCGCACCATTGTTTGTACAGAAGTGCTGGAACACGTGCCGCCAGAAACATTGATACCAGCATTCTGGCAGTTTATTCACGATGAATGCAAAGTAGTCATCACGTGCGCAACAGTGATGCGAAAACCACATAGTGCTGACGGGTCGCCAGACGTTAAACCGGGTGAGTATTACAAAAACGTCAACATGCACCAGTTGCACGCGTTGCTCAATGACACACCATCACACATTCGTTGTGTTCGTTCTAACATTACGTGGAATCCTGAAAAAACTGATTTGTATGCATACGCGGAGTACAAAGTCATATGACAGACAAAACTAAACGATTTATTAGTAGCATTGTTGATACGGTTAAAGCATATGTGTCAAAACCAATTCCAATGCCGTCGGGAGTCAAATCATATCCGGCGTCAGCAGTAACGTTCACAATAGACAAAACCGGAGCGGTATACAACACGACGCAAGGCGGCAATCCGTTTGCACTGCGAGTGTATCGAACAGCGCCAAAACAACAGCCAGCAGTGTTGTTTGAGAATGCCGGCGGTCATGGTGAGTTGACGGTGATAAACCGTCAATTGTATCTTGGTTATACTGACCAAAATTGGTATCAATGGTACGTTCCAATACCGGGCTACATTGACCCGGATGACAAACCGAGTAGCACCATTGTCAACGTTGATGAATCTGCAATGAAGGTCTACGTTGCGCAAGTCAACATTGCAATATCCAATGCGAACACTGCAATGACGACGGCATCACAAGCCAAACAGATTGCGACTACGACCGACAAAGAAGTTGACGCACTGACTAAACAGGTCGCCGTGCTTCAAAATCAGATTGCAACGCTCCAACAGAACATGTTGACGCAATCACAAGTTGAAGATATCACTTGGCAAAAAACTTGGGACATTTTGTATCTCATCCGCATGGGTTATATCAACGGTCGGTCAGATATTCAACAAGTTCAGGATTGGTTGAACGACCTGACCACATTCATCGTAAAGTATGTCAAGGGCACCAAATAGTGTTGACAATAGGAGGTTGACAGTGCCGCGATTACCGAAAGCTCAAAGAACAGAACGGATAGCCAGCGCGTTTGAGTTGCGCAAGACCGGGATGTCCCTGCGAGAGATTGCACAACGGTTGTCAGTGTCGCATGAAACAATCCGCAAAGATATTAACGAGATTGCCAAACAGTATTTTGAAGAAGCTCGCGAGTCGCACCGGGAAATTGTAGCAATGGACCTGCTACGGTTGGATGAAATGACGTTTGGCGTTTGGGATAAAGCGCGGTCAGGCGACACCAAAGCTATTGAGGCCGTGCTAAAAATCATGGAACGACGCGCCAAAATGCTTGGCATGGATGCACAACAAACGACAAAAAGTGTTCAGCTGAATGTCACACCAGAGCAAATATCGGAAATGACGGACGATGAGTTACAGCAGCTTATTCAGCAGTTCCAATGACGCGGTAAGCGTGTTGGCCATGGTAGAGCTAGAACGGCGACGGCGCGCTAATAGTGTGCCGTCGTTGTCGTTTCGTGGTGCGGCAAACACCGCGCAAAGCATTACGGCAAAAGAGTGGATTATATCCGGGCCAGCTGAGACCGGCAAAACATTTGCGTCAATGTATCGATTGCATCAGTTGTTGTCCAGCACGCCAAAAGCACGCGCGTTGATATTGCGGAAAGTTCGCGCGACCCTGTATGGTACGGCGTTGGAAACATGGCACCGAGTGATTGAGTACGGCGGGTCAAAACCAAAGATGTATGGTGGCATCCGGCCATCACTATATATCTATCCCAACGGAGCAAAAGTGTGGACCGGCGGCATGGATAATGCAGCCAAAATCCTATCAGGCGAGTTTGATTTTGTGTACGTCAATCAGGCTGAGGATTTAGAATCCCGGGATTGGGAGGTGCTAACGACCAGAACGACCGGTCGCGGTGGTGTAACCAAAACACCAATGCTCTTCGGTGATTGTAATCCGTCGGACCCCGAGAGTTGGATTCTCTCGCGTGAACGGTCGGGTGACCTTGTATTGCTGAAAAGCTTGCACGTTGACAATCCAACATTGCACGACGGAACAAATTGGACGACGCAAGGGCACCGTACAATCAACGCATTGCAGGCGTTAACAGGTCCCCGGTATGCGCGATTGTTTATGGGTGAGTGGGTCAGGGATGATGGCCCAGAATCGTTTTTGCCGGCTATGGCCATGTATGACCAGTGCAAGTCGGAGTTGCCAGACCTTGACGACAAACAGCCGGTGGTCATAGCACTAGACGCCGCGCTGACCGGTGATACATTTGCATTGGTAGCTGTTTCTCGGTCGCCAATCAATCAAGAGCACGTAGTGGTTCGACACGTTAGAGTATGGGTGCCAAACGGCAACGCGCTAGATTTCACTGCGATTGAAACCGAAATACGACAATACATTGATAGATATAATGTAGTACAGGTCGCCTATGACCCGTACCAGTTGCATTATTTTGCGCAACGATTAAACGACGTGGTGTGGACAGAGCCGTTTAATCAGGGAGCTGAACGCTTGGAGTCGGACGTGACCCTGCGAGCAATGATAGTTCAACGGCGATTGTTGCACGATGGGTCACACACAACGTTGCGCGAGCATATCGCAAACGCTGACGCCAAAGTTGACGATTCTGGACATAAGCTACGTATAGTCAAACGAGCTGCGCACCTCAAGATTGACGCAGCAGTTGCGTTATCGATGGCCTGTCATCGAACGCTAGAATTGAATTTGTGGTGATACATGACTGACAACAAAGAAGTTTTAGCTAAATCGGTAACGGCTGATGACGTCAACAAAGCAACGGCTGACGGGCCGGTCAGCATATTTGTCGGACCATCGAATTGGGCACAGATGTACGGCAACGGATTGCTAGAAGGCATCAAGGGGGCAAACGGATTACCTCCGTACGGCACAAAATCTGCTGACGCCGTGCTATCAGAAACGCCGATGATTGAAAACATGTGGGCCAGCGCGGTGAACACGGCAATCAAAAAACAATCGGCATTAGGTTTTACCATTGACGATACAGCTGAATCATCACGACGCGTCAAAGAGTCGCAGCAATTACTGTTGAATTTTGACGGTGCATACATGTTTGGCATAGAGCGTCATTTGCGCGATTATTTGACGACCGACAACGGAGCATTTATTGAAATCATCCGTCAATCATCTACCATGGGTTCGCGCGTCATTGGCCTCAAACACTTAGATAGTTTGCGATGTTATCGCACCGGTGACCCGCAACGACCCGTCGTGTATGTTGACCGTCAGGGTCGGCACCATCTGCTGAGAGATTATCAGGTCATTGCATTGTCGGACATGCCGAGTTCTCGATTGGAGTCGTTTGGGTTTGGCATGTCAGCTGCACGACGTGCGTTTGAAACAATTCTAAAAATGGTTAGCATCGAAACCTACGTGCGAGAGAAAGTATCAGGCGCGCGCAATCTTGCAATTCACATCGTCAACGGTATCACGGCTGGCCAGTTGGAAGGCGCATTGACGTCATCTGACACGGCAAACAAGGGTCGTGGATATGTTGTGTATCGCGGGTCAACAATCATTCCGATGTTGAAAAGCGAGCCGCCATCGGTAGTCACAATCCCGCTCGCTGAAATACCAGACGGATTTGAGGCGGATAGCGAACGGAAAGATGCATATCTGCGATACGCCAACGCGCTTGGTGTGTTCGTCGGTGAAATTCAGCCATTGTCAGGTCAGGGATTAGGCACAGGTACGCAAACGGCAATCCTCGAAGAGTCAGCCGATGGTCGCGGATTGGCTGGTTGGCGCAAGTCGTTTGAGCATGCGATTACAAACCGAGTGTTGCCAGAAGCGACGACGTTTAAGTTCGCCGTATCTGATATGAAAGACCGAAAACAAAAAGCTGAAACACTAAGTGCGTGGGCAGGTGCGTTGAAAACACTGATTGATTCAAAAGTAATCACAGCTCCGCAGGCAATGAATCTGTTGGTCGATGACGGGTATTTGCCAAAAGAATTTTTGCAAACCGATGAAACAATCGGCGGGATTGTTGAGGATGATGATTCTATTAGCAGTTCAGCAGATGGAAAAACGAAGCTAATTGCGGCCAACAATGGCATGCGTATGGAACAACAAGCTAATCCAAAACTCCGAGCAAATCTACGTATGATGCAAACAATCGGCAAGAAATTGCAAATGCGCCGCAAGAGCATTTATATCAATGATGAAACATATGCATACAGCACGCCGCCGGCGCAATCTGGTATGACCTCTGACGAGTTAGACGCGTTGATGAATCAGTCATTAGCCAAAGCAAAAGCGATTGTGAAACGGACATCCCGATGACCACACCAGTTCAACCAACAAACAATCCGTACACGCCAGATGACGAATTGCAATCACAAGAAGAGCGTGTTGAAGAAATCATAGAAATGTTTCGACGCGCTATTCGCACATACTCGTCGTCAATCCTCAATTACGTTGAAGATGATGATGGCAACGATGAAGAGCCAGAATCAATCAATGAAGAGCAAATTGATGAGTGGGTTGATGCAATGCGAAAGTCAATCGCTACGTATCACACAGCAGCCGCGTTGATTGGTAGTGAAAATGGTGAGTTGAACGACCAGCAAAAAGAGCAGGTCAAAGAGAAGGTCAAAACGCAGATTGATTATCTCGGTCAGTTTGAAATACGCATACGCACGGATGAGGCGTTTGACCGAGCATTTCTGTCCCGTGCTGAATCATACGCGTCAGCAGTTCGGACAACATTCTACCAATCAGTGACACACTTTTTGCCATTGCCAGCAATGCCGGGAGAGGGCACATTGTGTCACAATAATTGCAAGTGCGGTTGGGATATCGTAGAGGTCAATAAAGACAAATACGATTTTGATTGTTACTGGCGACGTGGTGCGACCGACAGTTGCGGCACATGCATTGCTCGCGAACGGGAGTGGTCGCCGTTGCAGATACGGGACGGGAGCTTGGTATGAAAAAACGGCTGATGGAAGTACAGATACCAGCACGATTGTTGTTCAATCAGAAGACGTTGACAAAAGCAATGCAAGATGGAGTCACATCCACTGCCGAAGCCGTGCGCGTTGATTTTGTAGCCACAACAAACACGTGGAAACGAAAACCAAAGTTCGTCAAAAAATCAAACGGTTTTGCGAGCACGACCATCAGCACCGATGACGAAATATGGAACATGCTAGAAGTTGGAACGCGACCGCACATCATTCTGCCAAAACCGACAAATAAATCTGGCCGGCTACGGTTTCGCTGGAATGGACCCGGGAGCTACGGCGCCAAAACACGGCCAGGATGGCTATCATCAAAAGGAGCCAGATATCCAACAACGCCAGTTCGGCGAAAGATGGTAAAGCATCCCGGAACAAAAGCACGCAAGTGGACAATTGCGGCCAGGGATAAGTATGCAAAGCTGATGCCGCGAGTGATGCAGCGCGCAATTGATGCAGTAGTGACAAGGGGTTGACCATGTACAAAGCAGTAATTGAAGGGAATCAGATTGTAGCGTATAAAGCTGATTTTGTAGATAGTTCCGGTCGACCCGTACGATGGAACGCGCGTGGTGGTGAGGCTATCGCCGGTAATTTAGGACGCAATGATTCAGGCCAGTTCACAAACGTAAGTGGTTCGTCAGGTCGGCCATCAAAACTTGCAAAGTTGATTGAGTCCGAGAGAAAACCGGCAAAAGCAAAAAAACCAGTCAAACAATCTGGT